CGCACCGGTCGGACTTCCTTCAGGTTACGGAAACCTTGAAGGGCCATGTAGTAGGCAGTCATCGATGAGAGTGTTAGAAAGCACTTTGTTAGTGGCTCACCCATCAAGTTACCCCGTTTCGTTAGGAATTCAACTTCCTTACGGTTCCCGGTACGCTTGACGGCCTTGCACTGACAAATCCTTCTATACTCAGAGTGCGATGGAGCAGTGTAATACAATCTCCTAGCACTACAATTTAACGCCGTAGCCTCTTTAAGGTATTCCCTTAAACCAGGCTTCAAAGGCAGCCCGTCAATAAAACCATTCATCATGTCTCGCATGATGAAGTGGTCCGCTCGATCGGTTGCCGACGTTAAATCTGATGACGAGATATAATTGGGGATCGCGTTTTCTCCGTGATCGCCATAATGTCTCGCATAAGATTCACCGAACCTATACAGGTGATGCGTGTCAGCTAGACCGACATGTGCGCCTGGTAGAAGCATCAGTGATTCTTTAATGTAGTGACTGGCGGGAGTTAGGTACAAGGATACCCAAGTCTCACCGGTCGTCACCGGACGGATCTTATTTCCTGGTTCAGTGACTATCACTACTTTAGCTCTTGGTGCGGGTTTGGAGACTTTCCATTCCTCGTACTTTGAGCAACTCCACAGAAACAGCAACTTGCCCATCCTTGCATCGAAACCCGATGCGAGAGCAGAGTCAAGTAGCCAACCAACCTTGACATGACAACCCAGTTCGCCGGGGAGCGGTTCCGCGAGGAACGCCCTTTTCCAGACTGGATCATCGCCATGTTGGACCTGTGATACACAATTCCCGAAACGGTCAATGTGGAATGCTCCACTTTGGTCGATTTCGGGAAACACATGGTTAATAGGTGACCTTAGGAAATCGGTAAATTCCGATTCCTCCTTCATGGTAGCCCACTTGCCCCCTTGAGAGCGAGTGGCTTCCCATGAAGAACCTCCAGTCAGAGACAAATGTGTCTCTTTCGGGAGGCAAAGGTCTGCCTTGTTAATCCTATCTCGTAAGCGATTTGCGGTTATGCCACCAGCTATATAAGCACCGGCATAATCTTCAGGATCGAATTCCAAACATTTGGTAATCCCTCCTATAAAATCTCTTACTTTTTCGTTTGCGGCAGAAGGGCTTGCAGGTGGCAGCATCCTTGTTTGACTCAAGTGTGCTACCCACCACAACTCCTCCTTCGTCGGGAAGATATTAATTACTGGATTAAATCTCCCTGATATAGCCAAAATCATTTCGTGGATCTCTTTGACTTCCTCGCATGCACCTCGCAGCATAGGACAGTCAGGGACCCTTGAAAAGAAATAACTATTCTGTAGTCTGTTCGTGTAGTCCTTCCATAGAGAAGTGACTTCCGAGCAACCACGTTCGAGCAGCAAACGGAGCATGTGCCTTCTGAATTTCTGTAATTCAGCCGGTTTTACATCTCCGTGTGCTGCTAGAAGAATAGCAGATGTAAGTGTTTGGATTGTGATACCGTAGTAACTCGCATTCGAGGTACATACGTGCTCAACCC